TGTGTCTTCAACAGGTACACCAACTTTTAAATTGTTGTATTGATCAAAGTAGTATCCTGCTGGCGGAACAAATTTTATCAATGCACCAACACGGACGTATTCCATAAAGTTACTGGCATATGGTCCTAGTTGTGCAACTTGTCCAGTGTTGTTGTAAATAAAATATCCTGAGCATTGATTTATTTGTGCTGTAACTTGTACCCAACTCACATCCAACGCTGCCAAGGATGGTCGTGGATAGTTTTGATAATAAAATTGTAGCAGTCCTGGTTGTTGTATGAGAGGCTGTAGACTGCTGCTTATAACGTTGGCAATGTCATTAACAGTGACCCAATCAAAATTAAAACTTGGCAGTTCATTCTGTCTGTACAACGCACCGTCGCTGGCGTAGACATTGGTGCTTGCATATTTGCCTGTTGGATCAATTAATTCAAGAAAACGACTGGTACCTATGCTGCTGCGTACCACTGCTTTGCTTTTTACAATACTGGAATACTGTGTAAACGGAAACAGATTATAATCTTCACCGTTGACCATGCGGTTTTGAGTGTAGTAACCAGCAGGCGCTCTTTGTTTTATCTCTGTGATGCTTTCACGAGCCTGACTGTTAGACACTGGTTCCTGTAAAGCGCAGGTAAAGGTAATAGTTTCTGTACGACCAATTCTGCTGGTGTAACTCATGGTTGCAGTTACACTGTTCATTTCTTCAGGATTGATAATATATTCTAAGCCATTGCTGGCTCTAACATAGCAACGAAAACTTCCTACTGGAATTTCTGCAAACACTCCATCACCAAATACCAATGTAATTTGATCATTAGTACGACTTGTTGTGCTGAATACAAACAATGGTGCTGATGCTGCTGCTGCTGTTGCCGCGGTGTAGACGTTTTCTGTATAGGTCCACTCTTGTTTAACATCGCCCACTGTGTCCAGCTGGTACAACCATCTGTCAGTATTGTTGATGCCTTCTATGTTGATATTAACTGTGCGGTTTGCAACTCTTTCTGGCAGATTAAATTCCTGAGCCTGTAGTGTGCCCTGTTTAAACAAGAAGAAATAACCTGTGTTTACACTGGCGTATCCCAGCTGATCGTTTTTATAAATTATGTTGAAACCAAGATCAACTCTAGGACTTGGCTCATAAACATAGTTTTGATTAGCCATGGTTGAGTTCACAAGCTCAAACGGCATGGTTACTCCATCAACAGTGGCGTTGTATGGAACAATGGGCAAAAATCCTGGAATTAGGTTTATGGTGTATTCATCAGTGAGCACGCCAAGTATGTTCTTACTATTGCCTGGGCGGCCAACACTTTGTGTGGATACCAACGATGCGTTGATAATTGCTGTGAATTGCTCAAGCCAGTCCGGATTTGACGGATCGTTCCAGTTAATGGTTAGATTGGCTAAATTCAAACCAGCATAATCAAACACATTTTCTGTGGTGCTAACTGCTACAACTTTGATTTGCCCTTCAGCAGTTAAATTGCGCTTGGCAGTGTAGCTTACTAAGTTTGCAAGCCTAACCACACTGTCTCTACGTTCTGCTGTGTCAATGTAGTTTTCTCTGGTATTGAGATCGTTTCTAAAAGCCAGCGCCTGGCCCATGAAGGCCATTACATCCAACAGTGCAATAAATTCACTGGATTCTACGTAATCGTTGAAAGTTTCTGGATAGTAAAGACGCAGATAATCAATAAAACTCTTGCGTAATGTTTCAAAATCATAACTTTGAAAATCCGCTTCACGATAGGTTTGATAGATCTGTTTCCAGTCTTCAATACCAAAAATAGCTGTTTGTCTTTGAGTAGTAGCCATGCTTCACCTTGTTCCTATATTTAGTGAAGCAAAAAATGGTGGTTTTTAGAGCCAACTAGCAGAACGTGTTTGTAAATCAAAAAACACACTCAGGCGCTCGGCATCAGTTGAAGTTACAAATTGAATTTCTAGTTCTATCAGTAACCCATTGTCTCGCGGAAAAGCCAAAACTGAATTTACTTGGAGTCTAGGATCTTGAGCAACGGTTCTTTGAATTTCTGTGTTCATTGAATCCAACATCTGATCAGTCATGTTTTCAAACACATAATCCCAAATTCTTGTGCCGTAGTCTGGGCGCCCTGGCAGACTGCCTTGACGGATATTAAAAGCATTCTTTAGATCTTGTTTAATCAAGGCTTGATCAGTGAGAGTAAATTTCTTAAACTGATCCACGGTGTTGAATCCAATAAAAGTAGTCATACTATTAATTATCCATAATTTGGTGGCGGAATCTTCTTGCTGCCTAAAATTCTTAGTACAACAGAATCCAACAGACTACGATTTACTCTTTTCTGAAATCCCACAGCTGGTCCTGTGCCTGATATGCCGGCGGGTAAATCTCTAGCAAAAGTCACCGCATAAGATCCTTGTTTTGCAACCTGATTTATTTGTGCAACAATAATTCCTGGAGACTGACCTTTGCTCCAGGCACTCATTGCTTCTGTGCCAAATCTCAATGATCCTTGTAGCATAGCCCCCACTCCATTCACGCTGGCACCAGTTAAGATACCTTGTTTGGCCAAGGTTGAATAGGCAGCGTTAAAAACGTCTATGGCTGCGTTGGCTTGAACTGCCTGACTGGCTAAAAACAGCTTGATATTAAACACATTGTTTTTGCCAGTCCAAACCGCTGGCGAATTCAGCACTGACACCACATTGGCACTATTTTTAAGATAGGATTCTGTAGTACCCGGTTTTAGATAACCTGCTTGTTCTATTTGTGCAGGCGGTATTCCATAAATTCCTATGGCCTGAGCTGTCACTGTGGTAAGAGTTTGCTGGCTGCTGGCCTGAAGTTGTCCAAGCATGGCTTTGATTTCTGCGCTGCTAAGAGGTCCCACAGTTGGTGGCACCAATGATTGTTTTATAAAGTCAGAGATAGTCACAGCATTTTGCACTGGTGCACCTATGAGTTTTGCTAACTGTGTATCAACTTGACTTGTCATACTGTTTAACCTGCGTCGTTGGTGCCAAACCCATGCCATGGATACGGCTCATGAGTAGGTGCCCTTGTTACTATGCTGTTCAATGCATTTTTCTGTACTTGCCAACCCTTTTGATCATTGAATTTTGTATCATCTAATGTGGTTTTCTTTATTGGTGCTGGCTTTCCTGGTTTTCTGCCACCGCCGCTGTTGAGATCAATACGACCTGCTTGTAATTTTAAACTACTGGCTGACCATGCGCCATCCGCGCTTTGTATTGCCAGACTGCCATCTGATTTTACATCAAGAGTGGCCTGACTGTAGATTTGAAAATTCTTGGTTCCTGTCAACGCCATGGCTGCTTCAGTTTCTAAATTCATATTTTCTTTAGATTTAACATTGAATGTACCGCCAGCATAGATGTTGATATTTTTATCAGCATGTAAATTCAAAGTTCCCTTGGTTCTCACATTCACTGAGTTGGTAGCATACACATCAACTGTGCCTTCTACACCAAGTTCAATCCAGGCCTGACCGTTCGCAGTCAAAATTTGTATAAAGTTGCCTTGGTCATTCATCATTATCTGATGTCCCTTGGCAGTTCTTATTCGGATTAAAGCATCGTTGCCTGTTAGGTCACCATCATCCATGACCAAGCTGTGGCCGCCTTGTCGCCCTATGACTTTGACATCCACTGGCTTCAACGCACCACTGTTCAATTGTTGTTCTATGGTTTCAGGTTGTAGTCCACCGTTGTAGATAGGTCGCCCAGGTGTGATAATACCATAAGCATTACTAGGAGTTTCACGTTGTGAACTTGAAGTAATAGGACCTCGTTGCGGATCGGTGTTGATGCCTTGCTGAAACATTGCAGCAGCCACATAGCTGTGCAAAGGTTTTTTAACAGTTGTGACCTTGGGATTACTCATGATGCCTTGGTTCCAAGAATTCACTTCTGTCACAGGCATCTGAGGTGAACTACTAAAATATTGTTTTTCTTCCGCGGTGTACTCCACGTCACGAACTGCACCAATTGCTGGAATCATTCTAGTTGAAGCTGGTTGCGGAATGCACCCTACATAAAA